GTTTGGATGATATAACCTAGATAAGACAAGAGTATCGATAACATTATTACAAGGCTCAAACCAAGAATAAGTTTTCCGAAGAACAGGTAAATCGTAGCCAATAATATTATGACCAACGATGACATCAGCATGGGTGAGCCAATGCAAAGCTTCCGTGATCGGGTAGCAGTCATCACCTTGATTATTAAATACGAACGTTTTTTCCTTTTGGGAATCGTATATGGCGATGCAATGTATCTCAGAAACGTCATGTAATAGTCCGTTAGTTTCGCAGTCAAAGACGAGCATTTGTTTTTCCGACATAGGTTTTGTCCTTAAACTTCGCTTTCTTTTTTGCTTGTTTAGTAGGTGGATTTGGTTTCTTAGGTTCAGAAGTCGGTATTGGTACCGAAAATTGGGATCTCAGTTTCATGGAATTTACAGGTAGATTTGTCATATTTCAATTCAGCAGCTACTCCAGTTTCTCCAGAGTATCTGTTCTTAAGAACTCTTAATGTTGATACATCATCCATGGATTGCTGATCGCGTTCCAAGGCGAGTACGGTGTCCGAAAGCTGGCTTATAGCCTGACTTCCGCGCAGTTGCCCTAATGAAACCTTCGCTCCATCGGTGTGATCTTTATCTGTTTGAGTTCTTCTTAAGTGGGATACAAGGAATAGAGATATACCAGTACGTTCTACCAATGACCTTAACTTAGTCATAGTTGTGTCGATCATACGTCTCTCATCTCCGTCTAATCCACTCAATAAGATAGATAAGTGGTCCAAGAAGATGATGCGGATGTCCAATCCCAGAGCCATATACTCGATTCTGTTGTAAATGATGTCAGGTGATAGACTGCCGAAATGATCGTATAAATAAAGATTCCAGTTAGCAATTGTTGAATCATATGCTTCTTGTAATACTGCGTGTTCGTGTTCTCCTAGATGCAGGGCTTTACCCACAGCTACAGACATAAGTCCTAAAGCTGTTCGCCTGTTAGATTCCTCTAATGCAATGTATCCGACACGTTCTCCTGAACTTAATAAGTCAGTAGCCAACTGACGACAGAAGGTACTCTTACCTTGACCCGTTCCAGCTGTTATGGTGGTTAGTTCTCCATAACGTATTCCGTGTGTTTTCTCTTGTAATCCTTGTAAGTTATATGTGTGATCGCATGGTGGTGATGGAGTAGTAACTATCTCGAGAAGAGATTTTCCATCAACAATTCCATCCGGTTGATAAGGTTTCGCATCCCATATCGCACGACGTATCGCATCCGCGTCGTTCGCTTGTAAAGCATCGCTGGCATCCTTGTATGGATCCGCCAAATGAGCAATCTTAACGGTACCTTGGGGTAATAGTGATGCGACTTGCTCTGTAGCTTTTCTTCCGGCATCGTCTTTGTCGAAGAATAAGATGATTTCCGAATATCCTTGTAAAAAAGGTATTTGTTTTTGAATGTCTTTTTTGGCTGACGCTGCCCCATGTGGTAGTGAAACCATCGGCCAGTTTTCCATCGCTTCATAGCAGCTCGCAGCATCTAGTTCACCCTCAGTAATAACAATACGTTTACCGCTACTAGGGAATAGATGCTGACCAAATAGGGTATCAGTGGAAATTCCTTCATATTTAAAGTCCTTGGTCTTGGTCTTTACCTTGAATCCTCTAAGCTGTCCACTGCCATCGAAATAAGGGAAGCGTAGGTGTGCATCGTCTCTGTAGATTTTGTAAAAACTGCATACTTTCTCGCTAATTCGTCGCTTTTGCAGCCTTTGGGCTGATCCTTTGAAGTTAACATTTGTCTGCATTTGATGAGTGTGTTGATTGTCGCCTGCTACGTAGGTATTGCAGGCAAAGCAGTATTGGTGCCCGTCCGTGTAAATGCTGTTAGCATCGGACGAGCCACATTTACTGCATGGTTCGTGTCTTATAAATTCTGATTCGTTATCCATTTATAGTTTTGGCTGGAGTCTCCGGCGAATACAGCAGCTGTGGGTACTAAATTAAAAGGACAAGAGTATCTAGGTTCTCCTTCGTGAGGGGCAGAGTAATGTAATATTTGACTCGGCCAGAAGTACAATGCACCAGTGCTAGGTACTACTGGGAAATCATTTTTCATTACATTAAAATTGTCTTCCACTTTGGGAAATACATTCCGCATAGTGTCCTCAATAGGATTCCTCAGCATTAATTCAGCTGAGTTTTTTGGATAATCTTTCCCGTAATAAAGTATTCCGGAGTAATAACAATTGTTATGGTTATGAGGTTGAATAACGTCACCGTCATATAGCTTGACTATCCAAGAAGTAGTGATCTTAAATTTATAATCGAAATTATGAATCCGATACATAAACATATTGAAGCGAGCTTCTATTAGATCTCTTAGTCTTGGATGTTTTTCTAATATTCTTAGGTACTTATTGGAGAAATCTTCACCGGACATCATCTCGTGGTCCATGACTTGTTTCGCAGGGGCTTGTCTAGCAGCCTGCTGATTATTCAAGGTGAAGTCTGTCTCCTTCCTTAAATGTTTAAAGTCATAGTCAATATGATCGACTCCGACACAGTACCCGAATGGTATCATCTGTCTCATTTCAACCAATCAATAGGGATAGTGTGAAAAGCACACCATTTAATTCCATATCGCTTACACCATTGGGCGTAAGTTGTTTTGGATTTTTTGCTGATTTTCTTATAGGGGTCCTGAAATATCATTCGGAGGTCAATATCAGGATTATCAGCTATCACTTGTCTGATCTTGCGCCTGTCGTCAGGTCGCCAAAAGCCTTTAGTTTCAAGGCATATGCCGTTTGGTAGTACGAAATCAGGTGTGTACTTGTGTTCGATAGTGTATGAAAAGCTTGTCCCTTCGTACTCATAGTTCACACCTAATTCACATAAAAGATCAGAGACTTTTTCCTCTAATCCTGACTTGAACATTAGAAGTCGTCTTCTTCTACTGAGCTAGGAGTAGCATCTACTGTGACATTAGGGTCATCAGCTTTGAAACCTTGTGTCTTACCAAACAGTTCTGCTACGCCATCCTCGTCTAAGTCACCGCTATCAATGCCGGCTCCCGTCTGGATAGAAACGATCTGCACTCCGGACAATTTCAATGATGTGCCATAGGTCACGCCATCTCTCAGAATGTAGGGTTTTTGATGGAAGCCGAGCTTAACTTTGGAACCTTCATATACTGGTGTATCTATATTCGTGATCGGTGTTCCTTCTGTGTCTACTACTGGTGGTCTCTTATCTTCAGCCCATGAGAACTTAATGATATATTTACCTTCTTCAACTTCCTCCCACGGCTCGGGTCTTAAGGTTGATCTCTTAGGATTCTTGAGTTTTGACTCAGCCCACTTAAGACAATCAGCTCTCTCAGTCTCGAGCTTGTCAACTAGAGCTTGGTCTACTACTGCTTTAAGTGAATATCCAAATTTACTTGGTTTTAATATCGCCTGATAACCTTCAAGAGTTACAGGATTAGGGGTTATGTGGATGTTTTTAGCCATTAACAGAAAAAGTATAGTGATTCAATTACTGAGGACGGTTGAAGGTCTCCAATAATCGGTGGTTCAGACTCAGCTCCAATAGCTTGAGCAAAGTCGGTAAGGAAGTCATGCTCTGCGAACAGGTGCATGTATGTATCTCTAACTAGGTGGGATAACAAATTCATATCAGTCGCTCTACATAAGACTGAATCATGTATCAGACTTATTGGTGCGTGAAACTGTGTCGCGCATATGTGTAGCAATGAAGCATCGAGTGAATGTATGAGGTTAGGAGCTGTAGCGTTCTTGTGATGCTGGAGGTCAACTCCCTTCTCACCATCAGCTATGCGTACCTGTACTCGTCCTAGTAATTTCAATTCGAGTATCTTTGTCTTCATCTTCATAAGACGTTGAGTAACTCTGAATCCGGAGGGTGTGACCCATATCAATTGGTCCGTTCCTCTCTTGATTGCATTAGCTACTTCCGTCTCAATCCATCTCATTACCTTCATTGGTCCCGGGACAACCTCTTCCATTGCTGTCCGGACTGCGTGAACTATTTGAGTTAGTTCTTCATTCTCTACGTCAATATCAATATCATGGAACGCATCCCTGATGTACTGACGATTGCTGAAAGGCTTTGCGTTGTAAGGGATTGTCATCACGCAACGCTTGGTTTTCTTCCTATCCCAATAGGGACGTAACCTTTCAGGTATGTTATGTAGACTCTTATCTGCTATTACCTGATAAGCGTCTTGAGGTTTCTCACTTGGTATAACGTTTACAAGTGAAGCTGTGGACTTATCTCTAGCCAGCCCTGCTAATATCTGTAGCCCAGAGCATGTAGCATCGGTTGCCACGGGTAGACCAGTAGTCGTCCTTGTTTTAGCTATCACTACTGCATAGTATTCTTCACATGCAGCAAGGAATTGCCAAGGTTCGTCAGCTGTCTCCCAATCTCCTATGTTATTTATAGGGTCAGTCGCTACGCGAGCGATGAGTGTGTGGTTTGATTCAGTCCATGTGAGTCGCTCTTGCAACGTTGCCTTATCAAGACCAAACGTTGTAGCTACTTGGAAAGCTAACCACTTCTTACCTTCATCAGTAATAGGTGCTTCATCAGAAAACCTAATGAGACTCTTACCGAAGTCAGTATCTTGAGGTGTAAGGAAGCTGGGTATGGGATATGCTCTACCCCTGTAGTCGAAAGACCAAGGGATATAGTAGTCCTTGCCTTTAAACTCACGTACGCAATTCATTGTCATACGTGTACGGCAGCTAGTTCTCCATTCGTTAGCGTTCTTATTCTTAGCTATCGCTGCCTTCTTCTTCCACTCTTTACGAGCTTCCTTGTTTGTATCAATATCAAAGGGCTTCGGAGGTTCAGGATGATGTAGTACTGGTCTAAACTTTCCTACAGTTATCTCCCTCTCTTCTAACTCCTCAGCTACCTCAACAGTAAAATCATTTAAACAGTATTTTACCTTCTGTATCAGGTTTAGAAACTGGTAGGTTTTTTCTCCCTGTATAGGTAAGGGTACCCCCCGTCTCACCATTTCATGGCATTTAGTTATGTCATTTAGGTAGTAGCCACCATCGTGTAGGTGACTCCAATCTCTAGGCTCGATGAGCATCGGCCAGCTGATAGGTGAGAACAGTTCGGTAATCCTTATGATCTCTGCTTTATGTTTATCAAACTCAGGTGTTGTCTTTAAATATAATTCTGTTTTTCTACCTATTCTTATATTTAATTTCTCAAACCAACCAGATGATTCACAGAAGCAGTCAAGGAACCATGTCCCTGCCTTAACTTTGAGCTGTGTATTCCATGGTATCCATGGTTCTACATCTGATTTGTTGAAGAGTACTTGCATACTCTTACGTTTGTATTCAGTTCCCTTAGCTTGATGCCAGTAGTTATCCTTTAAGACCTTGAATAAACCGGGGGCTGTGTCTTCGTAGTAACGCATCTGACTCTCAGCTTCGAGAGCTTGTCCAATAGCTTGAGCTATCTTGACTATCTTTGAGTTTTCTTTCTTGTAACTGAATACCTTATCGAAGGTAATCTTACATGTGATAGCTGCTTGTGATTCGCTATCTATATCGTCAAGGTATGGCAGTATCTCCATGAGATGCCCTGCGCCCTTAACTGCTATCTTTTTTCTCTTCTCCTTTTTAAATTTTATTTGGTCAATTATTAATGGTAGGAGAGTATCAATACTCGCCGAGCCGAAGACAGTAGCTGAAGCATAATCTTGTTCAAGTAATTTCTTGGTATTAGATCTGATCTTTTCTAAGCCACCACTTATTTGTCTGCGCTCGAATCTCTCCTGTTCTTCTAGATCAGAAGGAAGCATTTAGTTCTATGGATTTTTTAATTGGACGTATACTAAGGTGTATAATATCTACAACCTTGCAAATAAAAGGACCTCAGCTATTAAACTGAAGTCCGATACCATTCTGAAAATTAACTTATGCGGTTTTTAAGTCCGGCGCGTCTACCAATTCCGCCACACTCCCAAGGCTTTTCAGCGAAATTAGTCTAACAGACGCGGTTAACATATCAATTAAAACTCAGTAAATGGAAATAATTTAGAGGTAACGGATTCGACGGAACTAGAATGTTAGATCGTCTTGTGCTTTCCTCTGACCAGCTGCCGTAGCTTTCGCATATAGCAGTGTTGTTGTGAGATTTGAATGTCCCAACATAGACATTAATTCAATCGGGGGTGTCCCATTAGCAAGATGCCAAGTAGCAAAACTATGCCGTAAACAGTGAAACACATATTGCCCATTATCTGGGAAATTCATGTGTCTATGGAGTAGGTTCTTAAACTGCCAACGAACTTGGTCAGCATTGTTCCAGTCAACACCAAATACTTTGTCTTTAGGCTTACCTTCGCACCGCCTGATGAGTGTGTTCATCAGCTGTGGGTGTATGGGTATGCACCTAGGCTCATCGTTCTTGGTATGCTCAACGTTAATAACATTAAGGTTAAGGTCAACTCTCCATACTGGTAACTTAAGTAATTCATCTAGTCGCATACCAGTTAAGGCAGCTGCTTGAATGAGATCAGCTAAGTTGTCGTTACACATTACATCCTTGGATATGCGAAGCATGTCCTTCACTTGTTCCTTGGTGTAATACTTACGGTTAGTTCTGTCTCTCTCCTTTCTACGTTTAAAAGGAGTGGGAAGATCAAAGGTAATAACATCATTCTCTTTACAGTATTTAAGTACCATTGAGACTGCCGATATAAACCTATTGATAGTGGCATTCTTCTTACCCTCTTCTTCAAGTGATGTACATATATCAGTCATTAAACCTTTCGAGATTCGATGAGCTGGGAATGTACGTCCCTGATATCGGGTGAAGTAGCCGGAGTATAGGATTGCCGATTCGCGTCCTCCTCCATTACGCCACGTTTCGAGATTGCGGAGCGTGTAGTCTAAACACTCTCCCCAAGTTATAGCTTTAGCCATTGAGTTTTTCCTTGAGAGTATCTACCAGTTGCTTACCCTGACGAGTAAGGACGAGTTGATACCTTCTTAGATTAGAAGGATCTCGCTCCTTACTAATCAGTTTCAGCCCCGGCTTGTTTTTGTAACGATGTATCTCTGCTAAGTAGTCAGTGTTTCTACTACCAGCAGCATTGGAATATCCAAGTGCAGCTTCCATTGCCTGCTTATGACACCCGTCATGTGATGCGATGTATAAGAAGGTCAGTTGTAATTGCAATGGCATTTCAGGGTCAAAGAGCATAAACGTCTTCAAACATTTGAAGAGTCTATCCATCTCGCTGTCAGTCAGCTGGTCCTTCCATGGGTCGGTTCCGCGTTCCATCGTCCTTGGGTGGTGGTGATTGTCCGGCTGGACACGTGTACTGTAGCACAAATCTACCAATGTGTATATCAAAATCGCAGAACTTTTCTTTGTCCATGCCGAGATAGAAGTTGCCTTTAGAGAAAAGTTCCATGATTGTTTGTAAGAATTAGGTTCATTTTCACATGTCTTGTACGGTACCAGAACGATCTGGTATTAGCTATGTATAAATGGCTACGCAGCGCGTCTAGGTATAAATTCTACTGGTATGACTGGTGTATCATCAGCTAGTTGTTGTGACATAATGTTAAGCAGTTCTTCTTTGTGAGGGTGCGCTGATACTTCCTCGCTTAACGTTCTGTAGTATTTACTGAATGTTCTTAGGTTCATAATCCTCCTTATTTGAATCAGGTTTTAAATGCCACATGCCTTCCATAGTGCATAGGACAATTTCTTTGTTTTCTTGCATACACTTGCGGACCTTATTCTGTCCATGTCTGGCTGACTGGTATACAAATTCATGTATCTTGCCGTCCTTGTCTGTCTCTCGGATGATGCAACAAACAGAGTCGGGTATCATATATCCATTTATCTTCCAGTCCATGAATGCTTCAATGGGCATAGCAGGGAACCATTCGTCTGGTGATGCTTGGATAGCTCGCCAATTATTAGGGAAGTACTTGTCTTTCATTGTTTTATTACGTCTATTAGGGAATATTTATGTGCTTTAACGAAGTCCAGAGCTTCATAGGCTGCGTCCTCGTCTGTCTTGGCTTTGATTAGGTGCCAACTCCTATATATATCGCTGTCTTTTAAGCGATAAACAATTTGATAAGTATTCATGGCAAGCCTGATGAGTGTGTACAATTACCTGTCCAAATAAGTTGGGGGTTTACTGACTGTCAGGCGTAGTCTTGTATGTTTCGCTCTCTTCTTTGCCGAGCGTAAAGCTTGAGGTTTTAATGTTCTTTTCTGTTGTTTCTTAGAGTGGTGGATATAGTTAGGAACTATGGTCATATCGACCTTCGTCTTACAGTTGCTGAAGATATGTCTGGGTCCATGGATATTTCTCCATCAACGACCTTGACTGCGTAGTCAGCTATTGGCTTTCTCATTATTGAATCGACCTTGCCAATCTTGCCGAAGGTTAGAGCCATCTTCTTAGCGTGCTCTTCATCCTTAGCTTCAAACCTGTAGTAGTCCAACTTAGTTCTACTAACTCTTACTTCATAGGTAGTCATAGTAATACCTCTTCGAGTTCATCAATCTCCTCCTCTGTTAGTTCACATGTGAGGATGCTGTCCTTAGCTCTGTCCCTAGCTTCACGCAATAAGGTCATAAGGTTGCTGTATTGAGAACCATTCATTAGTGCATTTATATGTCGCATCTTTGTATCTCCGGTAACTGTGGTTCAGGTCTGAAGGATGCTTCGATAATCTCAAACTTGAGTGCTTTGTCCTTCATTACTTCTAGAGTCTTGAGGATATCCTGAAAGGATGTGGTGTCATCAATGTCTGGGTCATAGCCATTAGCTATTCCATAGACCTTGCTGATTAGTACAGTGTCATTCATTAGTCAGTAAACCCTTCTCTCAGTGAGAAGGAATTGGACATGGACGGAATCGAACCGTCCTTGTGTTCGGAGTCACAACAGCCATGTGTCCTTGTGTCCTTGTATACGCGCGTGTATACGTCCTTGCGTCCTTGTGATAGTAAGTGCGTGCGTGCGTCTGGTCACACGATGAGTGTGCACAAAATGAGTGTGCAGCATGAGTGTGGTATATGAGTGTGCGACCATGAGTGTGCTAAATATAAAATAAGGATACTAATTGCATCCTTATTATTATACTTAGGTGTATAAGTTAACCATGCAATTTGTTATTAACTTTCTTTTCCCTCGCACCATGTGCAAGGAATGCAACAACCTGAGATCGCTTGCTATAACTGCATAGTTTACACGTTGAACATGATACTTTGTCATGTAATTGTGCCGGGCAAATTGTAACTTTGTGCCCGTCGGGTGTATGTGTTGGTGTGTCCTCGTCCGAGGGAACTACACACACAGCCGGCAACCCTAGCCGGCGCGCGTCATCCGCCTGAGCGAGTGACTCGCATGAAGCATTGATAGTAAACCCATTGGCATTACTATATTTTAAAGCTTCCAAGTTGTGAGTATTAAGCTTGTGATGTGAGTATGTATAACCCTTAGCACCACTAGCTTTGTTAGCATCTATTAATTGTTTTAATAGTGCTAAGTTGATGAGCTCTTGCCCATCAGGTGCGGTCACATATGGGAGGTCCCCAGATACATTGTGACGCCATAATTGTCCGGCGTTTAATTGTGATACAAATGTAGCTAAGTCATCCCATGTGCCACCGCGCTCACCAGCTGTGACCTTGCGCCAGTGCCAAGACTGCGGTCCAGTCTTTGCGTAGCAACCCTCCCACATTGGGCATGTGGTAGGGCATGTGCCAGCTTCGCTGGTGGTGACTGGAATCTTACCAACTTTAGAGTTGGAAGATTTCTTACTGATGTGAACATTAACCATAGGTTAAGCACCAGTCGCAACAGTTTGTACACTGAGATACTTAGGTATCTCATTGAAGTAGCTATAACCAATACGGTTATAGGTCATAGCACCAGTCGCTGGACGGTATCTATTCTCTTGAATAGCATTCCTTGAAAGGTACTGAATCCAAAAGCCTAAGCTTTTGTTGTTATCTAACAACAGACTTAAAAGTCTGCGTCTTGGTACATTTTTGTAGATGTACTCAGCACCAGATTCTTTGAATCTGATAATGCAGCGTCCTTGTAGGACGTTGACAGCAGCGAACTCGATGGCGTCGCTAAACCTACGGTTTACAATTGTGTAACCAAACATAATAATTCTCCGAATTAAATTAACAATTTGGATTTATAAAATCCAAGTGATAGCAACGGATTTGCACCGTCCATGCTGTAGGGGCACCACATGCTACTAGAGACTATCTTGGTACTAAAGTACCAAAGTGTATAAGTAAGTAACACTTCGTGTTATGAACTGCGGTGGAGATGTGCTTCGCTGTGCATTTACCCAAATCCCTTGTTACAGGTCGCCAACTTATCAAGGTTGGTCCGAGCATCGAGCTGAAGGGTCACTGCTCTTACGAGACTTTACGTCTCGGTCTCGGCTCTGGATTGTTGTTTGTTATGAAATTTCGTCGCTTCGAGGTGGAGAGAGTTTGTAGTTTAGTTTATTTATCTCTCTCTCACCCTAAAGGGAGAGAGATCAATAAACAAACGTAAAACAAACTGCTCTGTTCTCAGTATACCGAGGTGTATCGGTTAGTGCTGTATCATTCTATACCAACCAATGTTCAGCCCTGTTGAGCACTGGATAAATTGGTGGTTGTCACGTGTTGGTACAGATCGCTTGAGCTTGAAGCATGCAACTAAATCGCGCGCGCGTGTGCCTGCCTGCGTTAATTGATCGCGTATGCGCCTGCGTTAATTGATTCACGCGTGTTAATCGCTCCAAATCCCAGTGATAGCAGGGGACTTCACCGGATCATAGATCCGACGAATCGACCCCCCGTAGGGGGTAAATCCTTCCTCCGTCGAGATCTTTAATAGGCTTCAGACATTTACGCCAAAATCCAACCGGAATTGCTCAAGACCAATATCTGTTAGCTCATGTTTGAACATATCGTCGAATACTTTGACTGGTAATGTACATATATGCGCTCCAGCTTGGAATGCTTTAGCAGCAGAGCGAGCATTGCGAAGCGAAGCTGCTAATACCTGTGTTTTACTGCCATGAGTACAGAATACTTGGGCAATATCCCGGATTAATCCAATACCATCGTCTCCTCTGTCGTCGAATCGACCAACAAACGGAGATACGTAGGTTGCCCCGGCTAATGAGCAGAGTATTGCTTGACTCACACTAAATACCAGAGTCATGTTCACTCTGATCTGTAATATACTCAGCGTTTTGCACGCTTTTATCCCTTCAACGGTACAAGGCAGCTTAATAGTCGCCTTATCGCCGAATTTACGGCTATACATGATGCCATTAGCGATTAATGTGTCTGCATCTTCGCCTTTGACCTCAATACTCAAGTCATTCACTCCAGCATCGAAGATTTTCACGTAAGTCTTGTCAGGATCCTTACCAGATCTCTTTATAAGTGTGGGGTTAGTGGTTACACCTTTAATAATGCCTGTAGGCATTCTGTCTTCTATTTCACTAACGATTGCGGTGTCTAGGAATATCTTCATCTGAATAACCCTGCTCTTCTAAGTAGGTACAGAGTGAGTATTGTCCAGAACGCTACTTCGATTCCAACGTTACTCATCGACATCTCCTATAGACATCTCCCAACCGCTTTCTGTCTTTTTCATCTTGACTGTGGGTTTGGTGGTTGCATGCTCGTATTCCGCTTTAAACTTGCGGACAGCTACATCGACAGCATGTGCCGTTTTCAATTCGATATATCTATTCTCGATTCCAATTAAGTATCCAAGAATTAGCCAATTGAGTGGTTTCCAAGGAGTTTTCAGACTCTTGTATAGCTTTCTAAATACGGTTAGTTTAAGCTTTGGCATATATATTGTTATTACTGTTTAAGTAGGTAGGGGGAGTTGTTTTATTAATATCTTTCACGGATATTAGTTAAAAGGGAGCCGAAGCTCCCCTACAAGGGTCCACCCTTCCCCTGTATAGGTCAGGGTACCCCCTAAGTCCAGTTAGGGACTGAGTTTACATCTCCCCCTCTACACTTCTCTCTTTGGTCTTTATCTAACCCGAGAACCAAGTGGTTAGCGGAAGCCTGTGGGTCTTCTATAAAAGCTCTCAGTTGGTCTTCCCACTCTTCCTGTTTGCGTAGGTTGATCTGTGCCTGAGCTGATATTGATAATGAATCGGTGAAGTATTGAACGCCTTGAGCGAGACAGTCTAATCTGTCGTCGTGTTTCACAGCGAACTTCATACGACACATTCTGCTCATCTGGTAAAAGAGCATATAGAGGAGCCGACTTTCAGGTGGACTGTCTTTGTTTGAGCTGTAATCCCACTCAATAACCCCACGGTCAACAATAAGACGGTGCTGGTTAAGAACAGGTTCAAGCGAGTCAATGATTCTGTCTTCTTTCCGTACGTTTGCACGAACTTCATCAATATAGATTGCTTGTTTGGTGTTTTGAATATGTTTTTTAAATAGTTCACTTACGATTCCATCTCCGAAGTTTGTCTCGACAACCAACGTTGTAACACCATACTTTTTGCATCCCTTGAGGATATCGAGCAGGGTATTATCGCTGTACCCGTCCCTATATGCACGCATTTCATGCAGATAGAGGAACCCGTTTTTTTGGGATATATACGCAGCAGCGGTTTCGTCTGACCCTCGTCCAGAGGGGTCAACGCTGCAAATTGTCTCGGTATATTCAGTCCATTCTCCTTGCAGTTGCATAGGTGAATAGAAATAGTCCCCGGGGAGTCCCACTGTTGGTAGGTCTTTGATGATGTTTCTGGGGTCTGAGCACCATACGACATTATCGGGTGCCTTAGTAGGATTAACGCTAGTAACAACAAGGTCAGCAGCCTTAAGAGGAAACTTCTCAGCATCACTAAGCGTGGTGTCAAGCTGGAACTGGAGCATGAAGTTGCTTCGTCCCATTGCTGACTCCCTTTCCAGTAAGTCTTCATTATTAAATCGTTCTGGGTCTGTCGGTGTACCTGATTCGGCACCATTATCTATGTCTTCCTGTAGCTGTGGAGCTATTAGTCCTTCATATGGTGTTGAGTCTTTGGGATATCTGCTCGGCCAGACGAAGGGACGATACGCGCGCTCTGCCAACTTACGATAAACAGTAAAAGTAGTCTGAGGAGTCCCGAGATACATAATACGGCTATCGTCTTTCGGGGTAAGGATACTTTCCGCTTCCGTACAGAGTTGGAGTAATTTCTCACGCATTAACTCCGTCATACTGTTTCCCGGGACCTCTATGTCGTCGAGAATCATTAAATCGGCGCGACTTCCGGTGAGCTGACCAGTGATACCCACCGACTTTACGCTTGGGGCTTGGTGAGGTGAGCACAACACATCGAAGCTTATCCTTGACCACCTTGCATCGTCGGACTTCGGACGTAAATGAGAAAGCCATGGTGTTTCAATAATTAATTTCTGTAAAAAGATACTCATGTTGTCGGCTCTTTCTTTAGAAGCCGAAATTATCATTATTTTCTTTTCTGGGTCTTTAAATAGAGTCCAAAGGACGAAAGCACCAGTAATCCAAGACTTACCAACCCCACGAAACGCTTGGATTTGGAGTCGTTTCGGACCGTTTTGTAAATAGTCTGCAATCGCATATTGTGCACGTGTGGGTGAAGGTAGATCAAGCTGGTTCCACAAAGCTTGCAGAAACAGCTTGAAATCGCCCTGTAAGGCGGTTAAATTGTCATTCATATACGAATGTGTATAAGTTATATTTTGAAGCGTCTGGTGGGCGTATCAAGCTTGCTCTTCTTCTTTTTAGGGTCATTGCCTGTGTAATTCATACGGGCTATGTCTAATCCTGTATTACTTAGGTCTAAAGCAGCGGATATGCCATCTCCGATAACAGGTAGCCAGCCAATCGCTCCACTTAAAGCAGCTATACCAGCTTGGTCTAGTTTTCCTCTGGAGAGGTAATCAAGGGTTTCTTTTCCTGATATAAGTACGTCTAACCCGGGAATCAGCTTGGCTGCGGATTTAGCTCCACGTTCAGATATTAATTTGCCGACTTGTGTCGCCATTCGTCTCTGGAACTTAGCATCCTTCAATAGTTCGCTTCCAGCTAGTAATCCAGTTCCAACAGCAGCTCCACCGTAGTTCCCGGTAGCTGCATTAACGCCAATGTTAGTAACTTGATCTGTCGTTCTAAGACCACCGAATTTACCTTGTATTCCAGTGAGTATGCCATTACCGTTCTTCTTAGATGCCAAGAACTCTTCGTAACTTAAGTTGCCACCGTTTACCTTACCGTTACCATTACCATTACCGTTACCATTCTTTCTGGCTCCGCTTCCCCTTTTATTTGGAGTAGCAACAGTAGTAGTAGTGTAGTTATTTGCTTTACTCATAACATGGTATTGAGCAAACTGATGTATACCGTTCAGCTTGGCAGTATCGGCACGAACAGCTTTTAAGCGTTGCATACCTTCGTGATAACGAGCATCCTTAACTGCATACTTGTCAGCTAAAGCTTCTTCTTTTAATTTAGCTCTAGTTGCATTCTCTTTTTTTAAGTTATCAGATTGCTCTTTAAGTTCTAAGTTTCTATCAATATCCCCGGGATATCTTCCCACGTGAGCATCAAGACGAGTCTTAAACTCTTCCTCAGTAATACTTCCAGAAGCAAACTCTTCTATAAGCTTTTCGTATTTAGAACCAAAGTCTTGCACTTCCCACTTATGGTCCCATGCCATACCTTCTACAGTTCCGGAATCAAACTTAGCTTTACCTATTTTGACTTCATCTTCTAATCCAGCAGCGATCATTAGCTCGTTTGCTTTCTGTAAACGATCTGCTCTGAGATTAGCACTTTTCTTTTGAGATGCTTTTCTTGCACTGAAGGGTCTAGCAACTCCTCCACTCATTTGGTGAAATTCACCTTCTCCAAATGGAACAGGACCCGGATTACTTCTTCCCCGTTTCCAATAGGGATACTCTCCCATCTCATTTAAGATAGCTGGATTTAATCCCTTATCAGTACTTTTGAATTTACCTTCAGCAATTAGTCTTTGGCGTATCTCATTATATTCTTTCGCAAATTCTGATTTTGTCTTCTCAGTCTTTTTTAAACTGCGATACAGTTCTGGGATTTCTTCTGCCATTAAAAAAGCCCCTTACGGGGCGGTTATTATTCTTGGGTGTATAGATTACGCAGCTAGGTGGTCGCTTATCATCTTTTCTCTGTTAGGTCTAGGACCCCAACGATGTCTCATCCATTGGAGCCAGTTTCTACTACCTTTATCCTGATTGCAGCTCTTGCAGGCACATACGATATTTTTCGTAAGAGTTTCTCCACCTCTGCTAAGAGGTTTAACGTGGTCGAGCGTGAGTTCATTTTCTTCATAAGTTTTTCCGCAATAAACACATTGACAATTGAAGTGCTGTTTCACAGCTCTTCTCCAGAGCCGTTTTGAATCTGAACTTGTCATGGTTATTAAATTGTGTAAGTAATGTTTTGGACTAGGTAGTAGAGGGGTCATGCGCGTCTGATCTTAAGTCTGCTTTTTCGGTTTTGTGATGGACTTTGTAGTCTTCCTTTGGTCGTACTCCCCTTATAGTGAGCAGCGTCTTTCCCATCTCCATTTCCATAGGTACCAAGTTTCCGATTAAGTCGATTTGCGTTGACACGTAATGCTAACCCCTTCTTTGTTTTGTTATATGCTTTTTGTTGAGACTTATAGTTGCCATTGGCATACTTAGCTCCCGATCTTGCCATAGAGTTTTGCCTTTACTAATTCTGGGTCTACTTCTGGCAATACTTGCGCCAGCTTTGATAATGGGCTGCCATCGTAGGCAACGCCGGATATATCGTTTGACTTCAGCCAATCACAGGCTGCTTTTAAATCTTGAGTAGTAGCTTCTCCACTTTTTACTCTTGCTAAAAACTCTTTTGTGACCAACTGATGTAGTTCATTGAACTGTTCTTCAGTTGCTTTCTTCAAAATGTTAACCCTCCTTCAGGGATGTCTTTCATTATGACGTCAACTATGAGATAAGTATTTCTGGGTAAATTCTCAGCCGGTATATATCTGTGAAATAAATCACTTCTAAATAAGACCAATCTATTCTCCTCACATTTGACGGGTGCTCTGTTTTTCTCAAATTCTATATAGCCATTACAGGTATTACAGAACAACACACCTGTGTAACTTCTCTTGTGATCTCCCATCCCATGATTCTTAAACCATTGAGCATGAGGAATCTTTACTGATGGGTCACAGTTAAACTGCCCATGTAATACTGCCTGTGGATTTAACTTCTTAATAAAGCAATCTCTAACAGTATTCCAAATCCAATTCCAAGGAGTACATACGCCTTCTATATAGTGATAGAAAACCATACTTAAGTACCACTCGAATGGGTCATAATCAAATTCTTGGTCTTTCCAAACTCTCCAGTCTTCCGATGCACTTTCTACAGCTGGATCTGTATTTCTAGCTTCCACAACTCTCCAGAACATCTCCTTAGCGGACATCATGTTCTTTAAATCGTTGAAGTCTTGCAATGGAAGAAAATTGTTATATATCAGTCTTTCTGGGTATTTGGGTGCTTTTTTCGTCATTTAAGTAAAAAATGCCCCTCCAGAATCGCCTAGAAGGGGCTTGTAATTTTGTTCAGGTATGTTTGTACCTTCAGTTTTAGAGTCCTAAGCCCTTTTTAACTATTGCTAGAGCTTTGTCGTCTAGCTCGTTATCTGACTGTTCTACTAGCTTTTCAAGTAGCTCTACTACAAAAGTTTTGAATTTTGGCGACCTAAGTGCAGAGAGCACGAATGGTTTAACGATTGCTAACATTGGTTTTTAATAATGATTGAATAGGTACTACGTCAGAACACAAGTGATATACTCGTGACCCGGGTAGCAGGGTAAAGCCTTTCTGCTGTAACTCGGCACATTTGAGTGCACGAACGAGCTCGAAGTCCAGCTTATTTTTTTGTATCTGGCTTTCAGCCATGCGTTCGCATTGCTTAGTCAGATCTCTATTTAATGGAACTGAGAAGTTTATTTGAAACCCCCAGTTCTCTGAAATTACGTAACCATCTTCTGTCTGTGGTTCCGTATCGTTGCCCATATAAAAGGGAGA